GACGAGACGTTCGGGAAGGACAGGCTCGCCTTCACCTTGTCGCCAGCCGCCGTCGCCTTGTTGCTCGCCGTGGTCATGGCGGTGTCCACGTTCGAGCTGATGCCGCTGAACGTGCTGGACGTGTTGAGCGCCATGGCCTGCCAGTCGCCGCCCATGGTCTGAACCATCGAGTCGCCGTAGGTCGTGACCGCGCCGCTCGCCCAGTCCATCGCGCCGCCGATGACATCCGCAGCGCCCTGGAAGAACCCGCCGATGCCCTCGACTATCGGCCCGAAGGTCTCGGACAGCCACTCGCCGAACGGCGCGAGAACGTTGTCCCAGACCCACGAGATGATGTCGGCCACCGTCTGGACTGCCGTGGCGATCGCCTCGAAGCCGACCGCGACCGCGCCGCCCAGGATGTCGCCGAGCGTGGACAGGCCAGGAGATATGGTCTCGATGACCGGGCCGAGGCGCTCGCCGATGCCGCTCGCGATGTTGCCTATCGCGTCGATGACGGGCTGGACGGCCGTCGCCAGCGTCGAGAGCGCGCCGCCTATCGTGTCCACGATGCCCGTCAGCGTGTCGAATATCGCCGTGCCCGTGTCCTCGCCGAACGCGGCGACCAGCACGGTCTTGATGGCCTCGCCGATGGGTGCCATCAGCTCGGGCATCTGCGCGGCTATCTCGCCGAGTATGCTGGGCAGCTCCGTGATGATGGTGGCGATGATGGTTCCGAGGCGCGGTATGACGTTGTGCGCCGCCGTCACGATGCTGTCCACAAGCTGCTGGGTCTTGCCCTCGAAGTCGGCGTCCTCGCCGCCCAGCGCCGTGAGCCAGTTGTCCCACGCCGCCTTCATCGCGTTCACGCTGCCCTCGATGGTGGACGATGCCTCCTCGGAGGTCGTGCCCGCGATGCCCATCTCCTCCTGCATCACGTGGATGGCGTCGATAACGTCGGCGTAGCTGTCGATGTTGAACTCGACGCCCGCTATCTTGGATGCGTCGGCAAGAAGCCGCTCCATCTCTGACTTCGTGCCGCCGTAGCCGAGCTTCAGATTGTCGAGCATCGTGTAGTTCTGCTTCGCGAAGCCCTGGTACGCGTTCTGTATGGACGCCATGTCGGTGCCCATCTTGTTCGCGTTGTCGGACATGTCGCGCACGGCGCGGTCTGCCGTCTCGGCGGCCTTCGCCGTGTCGCCGTCGAGCGATTGCAGCAGCGACGCGGAGAAGCCCGTGACGGTCTCCATGTAGGCATTCGCGGAAAGCCCCGCCGTCTTGAACGCCTCGTCCGCGTGCTGCCTGACCGCCGCAGCGGATTCGCTGAACAGCGTCTCGACGCCGCCGACCAACTGCTCGTAGTTCGCGTAGTTGGACAGAGCGCCGCCGATGACCGAGCCGATTCCGCTCGCCGCGGCGTTCGCCGCGCTCAGCACCGCGCTCGACACGATGTTGCCGATGGCGACCGCCTTGGCGCTGATGCCCGCTCCGACGTTCGACGCGATGCCGCTTCCCACCTTCTTGTCGAAGCCCTTGTCGGCCTTCGGGAATACGGAAACGTACGCGCTGCCGATTTCGGTGTTCGGCATTACCTGTCACCTCCGTAATACCAATCGTCGAAGTCTGATACTGGGATGGGGTCGCGGCCTATGCGCCTGCCCGCGTCGGAGTCCACGCCCGGGCGCGGTATCGGCCTGGGCTTCTCGGGCTTCGAGTGGCCGCTCTTGACCCGGCTGCACACGAAGTGCCAGTCGAGCGCCTCGACCGCCTCTATGAGCGTCGCGAGGAGGTGCTGCGTGATAGACCAGCCGCCCCGCGCGTCGGTCTCCGCGACGGTCGCCGATTCGAGCGGCAGGTGCCGGACGAACGCAAGGAGCGCCCGTTCGGGCAGCGCGCCGCCCAAATCGTCGAGCGTGTAGCGCGTCATGCGCATCAGGTCGTATTCGAGCGCCTCGCCGTGCTCCGCGACGAACGCGGCAAGGCCTAGCGTTCCCCCATCGTCGGCGTCCCGATCGCCTCGCGCTCGCCGTTCCATGCGTTGACGAGCATGCCGAGGTCGTCGTCGCCTATCTCGTCGATGGCATCTCCGAGGTACTTGCGGAAGAAGTCGAATATCGCCTCTTCCTTGTCCTCCGCCTTGCCCATGGCGACCATCTCCATGCGGTTGAGCGTCAGCGGCACGCGCATCTGCTCGCCGCCGTAGTTGACGGTCAGCGCGGGACGCTCGTCTTTGAGGGTGATCTCCATTAGGCGCTCACCACGCCATCGTCGGTGTAGATGTAGATGCTCTGCCCGTCCGCGTCGGCGTTGCACTTCAGGCGCAGCGCGAGCGAGATGGGCTGGTTGGCCACGAACACCATGTCGCCGTCGGGCTGTGCCTGGGCGTTCGGCACGACGATGCGGATTCGCGCGTCGCCGTCCTTCATGTTGAACGCGAAGCACTTGGGGTCTGCCAGGTGCGCGCCGAGCTTGACCTTGATCTGCTCGCCGTGCTGGGCGGTCGCCGCGACCCTCGTCACATTGTCCTCGCCGAAGATCGCGCACAGCTCCTCGTAGCCCATCTGGATGAAGACGAGCGCGATCTCGCCCGTGTACTCGTCAAGCATGGTGCGCACGGTCGCGCGCGACCAGTCGTGGATGTCGGTGGTGGAGTAGTTCTGGGACAGCGTGATGCCGTCCTCGGATACGTAACCGCACTTGGAGAATGCGTTGTCGAGCGCCGTCGTCGCGTCGGTAGGCAGCGTCGTGCCGATGGGCGCGAAGTTGACGGCACCCGTGGTAGTGGACTGGTCAGGAGCGCCGACCAGCACCTTCTTTGCGTCGATAGCCATATATGGCCCTCCTTATTCGTCTAGGATGTTGCAGCTCATGGAGAACGCGACCTGCCAGACGTAGTGCCCGTTCTCGTCGCGTCCGAGCTGCGTGATGGTCGCGTTCCTGTCCACCGCGTTTATTCGCGGCGACTGCTGCGCCAGCGTGGGCAGCATGCGCGAGAGCGCGAGCGCGACCTGCTCGCCGTTCTCGTCGCTGTCCGTCCATATCTGGACGGCGTAGCGCGGGAAGTCGTGGGGGTACTCGGTGTCGCCGCCTACGCGGTTGACCACTGCATAATCGCCACTGCTGTTTGCTGGCGGGTAGCTGCCCGTCCTCACGCCGAGGAGCGATTCCGTCCACGTCGCGACTGCGGCTAGAGATGACCACATGCGCGGCCTCCTTGTCATTTGAGCGATTTCAACAGCGTGTTGTGCAGGCGGTTCGAGCGCATCGAGTGGATGTCGCCCGTGTAGACGATCGCGTGGGCGCGGTTCTTGCCCGGTTGACCCGGGCTGACCTCGTAGCCGCCCGCCGCGTACATGCCGTTCGCTCGATCGGCTATCTCCTCGGCCCTGACCGTGCACTCATGGCACGCGGCGTCGCCGTTCATCAGCTCGCGCATGCCCGCGCGGTTCGGCCTGTAGTCCACGCTAGCCATCGACCGCCTCCAGCTCGACGGGCATGTTCCACGGCGTCGGCGTGTTCTGCGGCATGTAGGGCTTCGGGTCGCCGACGACCCTGTACGGCCCTCCCCACGGGGCGGGGAGCGTCACCTGCGCGCCGCGCAGGCTCCCCGTCCACGTCTTCGGGAAGTGGGCGGTCAGCGCCACGATGACGCCCTCGGGGCGCACGGAATCGAGCTCCGCGCACGCCCCCGGCGTCACCAGCACGGGCGAAACGTCCACGGGCTCGGCGTATGCCTCCACGTCGTTGCCGAACGCGTCGCGGGCATCCCGCACGCGCAGCTCGACGCTCGCGGTGATGCCCTTAATCATCGTCCGGCTCCAATCTGCCGTAGGACGGCCTCGCCATGCCGATGCCGCCGCGCACGATGCCCAGCAGGCGCTTCTCGTCCCGTTTGATGAACAAATCGCCGTACGGGTTGCCCATCGTCGTGGACAGCGAGTAGCCGCCAGCCGCCTGGGTCGCCTGCGTCGCCCCGAACGGGACGGCGAAAGCCGCATCCGAGCCGTCGCCGATCGCGCGGTGAACCATGTCGCGGCAGACGCGGGACAGGCGCGCCGCCATGCTGTCGGTCGGCTCGCAGTAGTCCACGTGCGCCGCATCCATCTCGTCGGCCATGATGCCGGACGCGTCTTCGAGCCAGACGAGAAGCGATTCATCGTCCAGCTCGGTGTTGTACTTGGCGCGGTACTGCGCGACTGTCGCGAATGCCATTTACTGCTCCTTGGGTTTCCTGCTCGCCCGCTTCTTCGCGGGCATCTTCTTCAGCGCCTCCGCGATTCCCAGCTTCGCCAGCTCGCCCACACGCTCGGGGGATGCGCTGAAACGCTCCCCCTTCGCATGGAACTCGCCCGTATGGGCGTCGCGGAACGGGCGCAGCGCCCTGGCCTCCATGGGATTACCCCTCGGCCTTGGCTGCGCGCTTGCGCGTCGGCTTCTCGGGCTTGTCGCCCACCTTCTCCAGGTTGGGGTTGGCCGCCATCATCGCCGCGACCGCATCGGTCGGCTCGTAGACGGCTCCCGTTCGCTTGTCGCGGAACTTCATGGCTCCCCCTAGTACTTGAAGATGAGGTCGGGCGCGACTGCCTTGGTGCCGTAGTGGAAGAACAGGCCGAAACCGATGGCCTCGGACAGCTCGATCTGCTTCGGGCCGTACAGGACGGGCTTGACGGGCTGCGCGATGGAGCCGTCGGCCATTGCGACCGCGTTGGTGCCGTTGGGCAGGTAGACGGAGCTGAAGACCTTCACGCCGTGGAAGGTCGCGTAGCCCTCGCTCTGTGCGCCGCCGTCGTTCACTTTGTCGAAGTAGGTGCGCAGCTTGCCGTAGGTCGCAGGGTTGCAGACCACGGTGATCATGTCGCGCTCCACGCCGTCCACGAAGTCGTTGCTCACGGTCTCGACGGCCTGGATGAGGCCCTCGGCGATTTCCTCGATGGCGGTCACGCCGGATGCGGGCGTGTACGAGGTGCCTGCGGTCACTGCCTCGGTGAAGAACGCCTTCTCCAGCTCGCGGGTCATGGTCTTCTGGGCGGATGCGGCCTCGCGTGCAACGAGGTCTTCGACGCCGTACATCGTGACGTCCTTCTGCTCAACCTCGCGGATAACCTCGCGATCCTGGTTGATGTTGATGGTGACGGGCGTGACCTTCACGGCCTGGCCCGCGCCGCCGCTGCGTGCGGTGCCGTAGGCGTTCGAGGACACATTCTCGAAACGCTTGGCCTCGACGGAACCTGCCTCGGGGTCGCCGCTGAGGGCGGTGTTCTTGATGATCTGCGAAATGCAGTTCTTCTGTACGTTCGAGATTACTGCGCCGTACTGCTCGGCGAGCATGTCCTTGCCCGTGGTGGACAAGAGGATGTTGAGCGAAGTGGTGCGTGCCATTTCTGGCTCCTTTCTAAATCATTGTCGGAATCTCTACCTTCTGGGCAGCGGCCTTCGGTTCCTCGCCGCCGTCGGGCACCTGCCCGTACTTCGGCTTCGCATCGGCCTGCTGCTTCAGGAACGCCACGTTCTCGGCGATGTCGCCGGACATGCGGGCAAGCAGCTCGGCGTCCACGCCGTTCTCGCGTGCCGCCTTGGCTATCTCGTCCGCGCGGGTGCGCTCGGCGTTGAGCCGCTCGACCTCCGCCTTGAGCCTGTCGCGTTCCTCGACCGCCTTCTGCAATTCGCTTTTGGACGCTTCCTCGGCCTCGTCGTACTTGGCCGCCTTGCCCTTCAGCTCGTCGTAGTCGGCGTACTTCGCCCGCTCGCGCTTCAGACGGTCGCCGATGATGGCGTCCATCTCGGCCTGCGTGAATGTGCGCTCGGACTCCGCAGATGCGCTCTGCGTGGCTTCTTCCACCTTCTCTTCGGTGTGCTCGGGCATGTCTGCCCCCTTCCCAGCCTTTGGCTGTCGTCATTCCGTGGGAAGCCCCCACGTGGGCATGAAAAAAGCGCCCCGTGCGGGACGCTTGGTTCATCGTTTCCGTTCTCAGCTACTTCAGGCCGTTCTGCCAGCGCATCACTATCAGCGCCTCGTTGTACTCGCTGCGCCATTCCTCGTCGGTGCCGCCCTCGTCGAACCGCGCGTCGTGCTCGGCCTTGGCGGCTGCTATCCGCTCGGAGAGCGCCTGGGGGTAGCTGTACGGGTTCGTCGGGTCTGCGTTGGCCTGCACGAGGTTCTCGGCGTCGTAGTAGGCCGCCTTGTAGCGTTCCAGGGCGCTGTAGCCCGCGATGCTCTCGGCGTCGGCGTGGTAGACCGCCACGCAGTCGCAGCCGTCGTGGTAGTGCCCCGCGTGCTTTCCGAGCGCCGATTCCTCGGAGATGTACCACGCGCCCTGGCTCGCGAGCAGAAGGCACCACGCGCACGTGTCGCCCACGGGGACGCGCGCCCACTTGCCGCCAGCCATGCCGCGCCTGTAGTCGCGCCACAGGTTCGCGTAGCCCGTCGCCCTGATCGACTCCGCGATTGCGTTCTGGAGGAACATGTCGAGCGTCGCCTTGCTGTCGCCGGGCCTCGCCGCAACCGAATGCGCGCGCTCGGTGAGCGCGTCAATGTCCACGTCCTCGTATTCGGCTGGCTCCACGTCAAGGCCCGCCGCCTCGGAGCAGATGTCGTACCATTGCGCGCCCAGCTCGCAGCCCATGCGCGAGTACTTCGCCGCGACGTTCGCCGCCGCCTCCGCCATCTCGTCGGCGTCCATGCCGTCGTAGACGTACTCCATGAACTCGGCTAGCGCGGCCTCGCGCAGCTGCTTCGAGACGGCTCCGAACTCCTTGACCTGCTGGAAGCTAGGCGCTGGCATTGCCGTTTCCGTTCAAGATTCCCGCGAGCGAGAACGCTCCCGCGTTCCTGCGCTTCTGCGCCTGGATGCGCGCGATGGTCGGCTTGTCCAGGCCCTGCATCTCGTAGAACACGTCCGTGCCCGCGAATGACGCGTCCGCCGCCGCGATCTTGACCGCCCAGTCGCCCATGAGCGCCTGGTTCGGCATAGCGGCTGGCAGGAAGTGCGCCATAACGCCCTTGTCATCGTCCGAGAGCTGCGCGAACGACTGGTTCCGCTTCACGGCCAGCGCCATGAGCGCGATGTCGCGCAAGTCCTCGCCGTTGACCGCGTTCAAGTCCTCGGCGCGCCTTATCAGCTTGTCGTTCTGGGCGTTGAGCGCGTCGGCGCTCGTCGGATTCGCGTCGTTCACCACGCCCGTGTCGGTCACGGACAGGCACGTGGACGCTGCGAACTGCGTGGACAGCATGCGCATCATGTCGATATGCGGCTGGAGCGTGCCCTGCGCGAGCTGCCCGTACTGCGGCACCGTGCCCGTCACCGGGTCTACCGTGCCGACGAGCATCGAGTCGATGTACTTGGCGAACTTCTCGTTGATGAGCGCGTCGTACTGCGCGTCCGTCACGCCCATGAGGTACTTCTGCGGCGACGTGGAGAACTCCAGGCCGACCGTCGCGAGCGTCATCGTGCGGATGTAGGCCCGCGTGAGCGAGCGCACCGAGCGCGTGATGCGGCTCGTGCCGAGCGGCTGGGAGTTCGTCGGCTGGTTGCGCAGCACGGTCGCAAGCGCGCGCCCCATGCCGTTCTCGGCGCGCTCGGCGTACCACGAGTCCTGCGACAGCCCCGTGGACGATATGCGCCGCAGCACCCACGTCGCATCGTCGGTGTAGAGGTTGACGATGCTGGGCTTGAGCCCAATCTGCGTGCGCTCGGTCGCGATGACGGCGAATGCGGCGTCTATCCGCTGCTTCTCGCCGTTCCAGCGCGCCGCGCTCGTCTCGAACGTGTGGAAGCGCACGGAGCAGCCGAACGCCTCGCTCGGCGCGAGCGTCGCGAGGATGCCGCCGTGCTTCAGCTCGTCCACCGTCGCCATGCCGTAAGCCGTCGCCATCCTGTTGTCGCGCACGATGGCGTCCAGCTCGGGCATCGGCTCGCCGTTGGCGTTCACGAAGCCGTCGAAGCGGCTGCGGTCTGCCAGCGCCGTGACCGCCTTCTCGGGCCAGCAGCACGCCATCTCGAAGTTGCGGAGCTTCTGCGGCAGCGCGATGCCCAGGTTGCACTCGCCAGCCGTGATGCGCTGGTCGTAGTAGCGCCCCTTGTCGGCGTTCGCGCTGGCGTGCGCCGCGTATACCTCGCACAGCTCGCCGACGATCGTGCGCTCGGCAGCGGGAAGCCCCGCCGCCTTTTCGATTCCGTCGAATCCGTAGCTCATCCGATTCTCTGCTTTCTATTCGGGTCTCTCTTGGAATTGAGCACCCCCCACAAGGCCAGCGATGCCGCCTCGATGGGTATGGGGTTCTCTCCTCCGAACCCCCAGCCCCCTGCGGAGCCGATTGTCCTGCGGGTGGACGTCACCGCGCTGTCACGCAGGTCGCCCTGCGACGCGCTCCACTCGAACGTCCCCTCGTTCACCATGTCCACGAGCGTCGTGC